GTTGTGCCTTCTTCCAACGCTAAAAGGATTCGCTGCTGCTCCACTTGGGAATACTCCATAAGAGCAGATGATACAAGCATTTCTAATGTCATTTTTCTTTGTCCAGAAAAGAAAGTTTTCTCTATACGTGATTATTTATTATTTCTGATTTCTGCATTGAAGTCAGAAAACTTCTTGACCTCTTGACCAGGAGTCATTGACTGAAGTGCTGCTCTGAAATGATCAGTGCCTATCTTCCAGTCATTTCCACTACCATCGTCAGCAGAATAGTTTGATTGATCCTTAGAGGTATCAGCAGCTCTTACCTGTGTAGGTGTGAGTTCATTTACCTCTGTCACATGCTGTAACCAAGCACGTAACTCAATGTTTTTATCGTCCTTCATAATAATATAATTGGTACCACGGTGGACTACATGACCACGCAATCCTGTGTCGTCATGCTCTACTAATGCTCCGACCTTAAAGATCTGGTTGAGCATATAGAAATCTCTGAATGAATCGTAGTCTAGCTTAGGTGCATAGTCCCATACAGATTCTTTTTTAGTAGTCTTCTTCTTACTGTCCTTCTTAGGAGGTACCATACCTGCCTTTACATCAGACATTAAGAGCTTACTATACTTCTTACTGGTACCTTTAGGCATACCAGCATGGAAACTATCATGGTCGTCACCAGAAGCATGCTTCCTCTGACCACTAGCACTTAACTTCTCGACTGGATCATCTGAATTTGGATCTCTAGCACCAGCAGACTTGATATTAATAGTCTTGAAATCATAA